GCAGGTATGCCTGAAAGCGTGCGTATTGCCTGAAAACACAACCCGCTACGGGGGAGACTTACCCGAAATCTGATTTATTCAACAAAGCCATTCGTAGAGAAAAATAGTTTGCTGAATATAAGCGTTTCTTCCTGTTTAGCAGCAATATTTAAGGTGAGTATGAGCGGAGCACGAAAAAAGGGACGGTCAATTTGGCAAACTTTGTGGTAGGCAGGAAGTATCAAACAGACGCCTGCGGCGCCTGTCGAACCTACCTGTAGTTATTGCGGCATAGACAGGAAGCGGTCACCCGGTTGCGCGATGGCATACCAGGCCATCATTTCGGCAGTGCCTGGCTGGCCTTCAGCAGGCGCCCAGGCCATAGTGTCAACTTCGGCAAGCGGCTGATAAGCACCTTGCTTAACTTCAAAAACCATCCCGCCAGGGTCGAGTGAGAGCACCGTATGCCAGGTACCGGCTTCCATTTCCAGCGCCGTGCAGGTTTCACCCAGCACCACCCGGCGGGTAACCACGCCGTGGTCATCAAAATTCAGTACCACAAATCGGCCTTTCAGCGGCAGTAAAAGTTCGAAGGTATGTCTGTGCCGGTGGGGGCGGATATAGGTGCCGGGTTCCATGGCGATGGCCAGACGCTGTATCGGGTCGCTTAGTTCGGGATGAAAATTGCGATGGGCACGCAGGCGCGGAGCACTGGCTGCCGCTTCGCTCTGCTGCTGCATATCGCTGAGGGTGATCTGTTTCATATCAACGCCTGGCTCCTGTATCGTCCAGAGAAGGTTATAAAAGGTCGCGGCTAGTGACTGAAAAAGTCAGAAGGTATTGTACGCAGAAATGCGCGTTGCTGTCGGTTTATTGTGTGCGTGATTGACAAAGACACGTTCCTTTCTGGCAGGACTAACCATACTGAAATCGTTGGCTAATTATGATTACGAGAAGAATACGTTCTGGCTGGCGTTTAGGTCATCGTGGTGAATGGCGGGCAACGTTTATATGGTGTCCCCTGCAGGAATCGAACCTGCAACTAGCCCTTAGGAGGGGCTCGTTATATCCATTTAACTAAGGGGACATAGAACTTACTGATTTTTAAGCGTTCAGCTTGTGTTGCATGTTATCCTATCATTCCCCGTACCATCAAGCATTTCATTCCTTTTATTTCCTTTCCGTTCGCATCAATTCGCTTAGAAAATCACTTCGTTCACTTGCCATTGCGTACACATTGAGTACAGAATGCAGAATTTCAGTGTGTACAGGATACAGAGCCGTGGCCCTTAGTGATACCAAACTCCGAAGCATCAATGCTAAGCCATACAGCGGCGCAGCTGAGGTCACAGATGGTGACGGGCTGAGTGTACGCATAACTCCCACAGGCACGATCACATTCCAGTTTCGTTATCGCTGGAACGGTAAGCCCGTTCGCCTCTCCATTGGCCGCTATCCCGCTATGTCTCTCAAGGAGGCGCGCGTTGTCGTCGGTGAGATGCGCGAATTGTACCTCAAGGGGCTAAACCCGAAAAATTATTTTGCCAAAGAAGATGGCGAGCTGACTCTCAAAGAGTGCCTGGATCAGTGGTGGAGCAAGTATGTTGAAACGCTGAAGCCGAACACTCAGACGCTGTACAAGTCAGTTGTGTACAACACGATGTACACAGAATTCCCGGATGCTCCGGTAGTAAACATTCCTGTTTCTGCATGGGTGCGTTTCTTTGACAAGCAGGAAAAGAAGAACAGCAAAAAGGCCAGGGTGCTTCTTCTACAGCTACGTTCCGTCATGAACTGGTGTATCAGCCGCCAGTTGATCCCATCGTGCGAGGTCCTGAAGCTTAGCGTTAAGACCATTGGAAAAAAACCTGATGTGGGTAGCCGTGTTCTCACGTATACCGAGTTGGCTAAAATCTGGCTGGCGCTGGAGAACAACAAGATCGTTACCTCTAACAAGGTGCTTCATCAGCTGCTTTTGCTTTGGGGAGCCAGGCTATCAGAGTTGCGCCTTGCTACTGCCAGTGAGTTCAATATGGATGATCTTATCTGGACGACTCCAGCAGAACATTCAAAGATGGGTAACGTTATCCGTCGCCCGGTGTTTGACCAGGTGAAACCTTTTGTTGAAAGGCTCCTCAATGCTGGAAATGATGTTCTGTTTCCCGGCCAGGAACTGGACAAGCCAATAGATCGCTCGTCAGCAAATCTCTATATGAAAAAATTAAGGGATAAAATTGATATACCAGAGTGGCGAACACATGACTTCAGGCGCTCGCTGGTGACGAATTTATCAGGGGAAGGGGTTATGCCGCACGTCACCGAAAAGATGCTCGGGCATGAGTTGGGAGGAGTGATGGCGGTGTATAACAAACACGATTGGCTGGTGGAACAGAAAGAAGCGTATGAGCTTTATTGCGATAAGATTTTTTGGCATGTAGATAAATTAAAATAGATTTTTTTTATTCAAAAAATGCTTTAACGAGGTCATTATGGCTAATGAAGTATTAAAGTGGTTTTTAAGCGTAGTCGCTTCAGCAGGGTTTATCGGTGGGATAGGTTTTATAGCAAGAGAGAGTTTAGGAAAATTTCTAACAAAGTCGATTGAACATAAATTTGAAACGGAACTGGAAAAATTCAAGTCAGACATAAGAGAGGGTGAAAAGGAATTAGAACAAATACGAAGTTACATTTCATCTCTAAGGACAAACAGAGATTCAGTTCTCCAATCGAAGAAATTTGAATCAGCCGAAAATCTCATTGCCATACGCCAATTTCTTAGTGGTTTAACCATGGCTGTACAATACATGCAAATGCTAAAGGTCGATGAGATAATTAAAATGGGTGATGACCAAAATCTTAATAACTTCATGGAGGCAATTACAAAGCCTTTAAATATTAGCCAAAAATTTGAAGAATACGCTAAGTTTAATAAAGATATCATGAAGCTATATTTAAATGATAATACTATTAAATCTTTCGAGATTTATGAAAGCATTATGATTTATGCATTGATATCGCTGCAACTTTTATCAATTCCAATGTCTAGAAAATACAATATTTTAAAAGAAGGAACCCTTAGCAAAAAGATTATTGAAGTAATCCCTTCGTCAAAAGAAGGATTTGATAAATATGGTGAGAATTATATTTATTATTGGCATGATTATTTTTATGCGGATGTTTTAAAAAAACTCAGGGAGGAGTTGATAGGAGAGGTCAATATGAACAATGACACAAAGTCAGCGGAAAGGCTTGTCTTAGATTTTAAGAAGGCACAAGTTAATATCCAGAACTCGTTAAGAGAAAATGGGTTGCCACAAAACTTACTTAATAAAGATGTGATTAATGATAAAGAATGACAATTGCTTGTTATTTCTTAAGGTAGGATTGGCTTGTCGTTGATGAGTAATATGGCTTTAAGTATAGAAAGTTATTCTTAAAGCCATTATTGTTTATTGATTTTTTTATATTTACCTCCGGCGATTAATTCCTCCATTTTCCAACCAGTTTGTAACTGCTTTCCGACTATAACGTGTGGGGTAGGTGAGGACAGGTTGAGGAAACCCATGATCTTTACGTAACCGCCATACTGCTGTTTTTTTCTTTCCCAGCAATTCGAATACTTCTTTTTCTTCCATAAAGTCTGTAGAAGTCATAAGCACCTCATTCAAAATTACCGTTAAAAATACATGTACCACACCCGCCACGGGCCCCTTCAGTACAAACATCACAGCGGTCTACTTTTTTACGAGGTTGTTCTTTGATGTGCAGCCTTGGCTCCCCGTCTTTTGGCTCCGGCCATGAGCGCTGCTTGTTTACCGCCAGCTTATCGATCATCGCTTGGGTAATCTGCTCATCTGTAATACCTGCACGGCGCTGGGCGTCCCACAGCAGGAACTGCATATCAGCCCACTCCGACAGGTCGCCAGGCTCGGCAGCGGCTTCCAGTGCTTCTTTGCTGAGGTGCTTCAGCGGGCCAACCGGGCCGACATTGCCGAAAGTTGCCTGTGACCACTCGGCGTGCTCTCGGCGTACTTGGTCACGTTCCGGCGTTGGAGGCGCGTGGCGATAGAGCGGGATTGTGTAACCTTCGACAGCATTCCGCGCCCGGTCAGCGGGCCACGCACGAAGATAAAGCCCTGTCGCATGCATGTTCGATATTTCGTGCTTCTCGGTGAACGCCACCGGCTCGCTGTCTGCCTTGCGGCGGCCCTGTAGCTCTCGCAACGCAGCTGCAACGTAGTGGCTTTTATGCTCATCAGCCCATCGAATTAAACGAATGAGTGTCGCGTTTGAAATTTGCGCGTCTGTTAACTGGTTATTGGTCATTTATTCAGCCCTCACGCTGTTAGCATGGCAATAATGCTCACCATTCGGGCGGGTAGATGTTACGCCACAGCGCGGACATGGTTCAGGAAACGTTAGAACCAACTGTTCAACAACTGTGGAAACTTCCTGCTGTTCAGCGTCGGTAAGCTGGCGCTTAAGTTCAAACTCCAACGAATCGACGATTAAGAAGGCGAAGCCCTCAGTAGAACTGCGCATAGCATCAATGATTTTTTCTTTCGTCAGGGCATCAGTCATGGCTGGCCTCCTCGAATAACACTTCACCCTCAATACCGCCGACCTGATAAACGATCGATCCATCGTCCCGATATTCCACTGGTGCAGCGCTCCAGCCTTCGCCATTGGGATCGTCATCGTCGCCGACTTGGACAAACCCGCCAGCCACTACACGGGCCGGATACATTTCACCTTCCGTCCAGTATCCTTCGGTATCTTTTAAGCATTTGACATTCATGCTGCCACCCATTGATTGACCAGCCATATTCCCAGCGCAGAAAGCGATGCCGCTCCAACCAGAACTATTGCATCCAGGATTAATGTCTTTCGCAGAATGGGATCACGGTAAATTTTGAAAATCATTTACTAACACCTCCCATTGTTGAATCAGATTCAATCGCGCGGCACCAATGCTATCGGCGTGGTAGGTCACCTTTACAGAATGATGTTTGTGCGGACATTGCAAAGCCCCATAACGCATATAGGGGCTATGACCATGCCAGGAGAATTGAGGTAAAGCCCCACAGGTAGGGCATTTGAGGATAGTTTCTGTCATGCGGCATCACTTTCTTCAGATGATGAGGTCTGTTCATTGTTTTGCTCGCCTTCCCCAGGTGCCGATGTTTCGTAGCGGAATTCCTGAAGAATCGACAGCACCTCGGCCTGCATTGCTGGTGGTACTTCAATGATCAGTCCGCCGCTGGTGGTCTCTTTGCATGATGAGATGATCTCCAGAAACTTCCGCGCCTTTCCTGCATTGAATTGTGGCTTGGCGATGCTCTTTGTGACTTTGGTTTTCCCGGCTGCTTCTGCTTTTTTCATCAGCCTGGCGGCTTCCCGGTCTGCATAAACGCCATGTTCACGAGAAATGCCAATCGCAATGGCATAGTTCATAGAGCCATCGCGAACCAGCTTTTTGATATACGGGGTGCATTCATGAAGCTGGAGATGTTGAAGGATATCGGACTCTGAACGCTTAACTTTTGCGGCAATCTCTGCCGGGCTCCATCCCTGATTCTGAAGGCGGTGATACGCCGCACCACGTTCAAGGGGAGTAAGTGCCAGCCCTTGCGAGCTAGTCACCATAAACGCGATCTTATCGGCTTCAGTACCAACAAAATCTTTGCACTCAAGGCGCACGATATCGTGTCCCATAGCAATAGCAGCGAGCGCACCGTGATAGCGGTGGTGGCCGTCGATCACCTTTACACCACGCTCAGTAACTTCGACGGCCAGCGGAGGAATATATTCACCGGCAATAAACGCATCGCGGAATTCATCGACATGCGCCTGATTCAGTTCGCGAACGTTGTAGCCTTCTTCCGCATAAATTGAGGCGATCGGGACGTTATAAGTTTTACGGGTAGTTAACCCGGATTCTTTATCGTTATAGAGCTGGCCTAAGCTGGGCATATGGTCACCTTTTTGAATTAGGGAGTGCTTCGCTATGCGCCCCACCTGGAGGCGCATAAAACAACACACGGGATGGATGGGTTAGATGGAGCCTTCGTAGATAGGCAGTTCATCGCCGAGCTGGTTTTCCATATCGGCTACGATCTCCTGGAAGGCATGCTCAATGATTTTTTTCGGCTCGATCAGCTCATACCAGAGGACCAGCTGACCGTCGCGCAGGCGGTAGCGAATTCGCGCATCAATCTGGTACGGTGCGCCATTATGGAAAGGCGCGATTGCCAGGCTGATTTTTTCCGGGATTTTGGTATTGCCTGAGCCGGATTTATCATCGCTGTACTGGAACTGACAGGTTCCGTCCTGCAGGCGCTTAACCGACTTGAACTCAACTTTCCTTGTCTCCTGGAAGGCGAGTACCATTTCCAGGAGATCGGTACCGGACGGGCCTTTATAGTTATCGCTAATCGGCGCGATGTTCTGGATGTTGTTTTCCAGAAACTCGGCGAAGTCGATCTGATTCATCTTGTTACCATCAGACCCCACCCATGCTTTCCAGTCATCAGAGAAAGGGCAGTCATAAACTGCTTTGTGCATTCCCCAGTGTGGGTTATCGGCGTCCTGGTGGAAGTCCAGCACCGCTACGATCCGGGTTTTGGTCTTGTCGGCGAAAACAACAGAACGCGCATCACGGAATCGCTGGATATATGCGATTAGCGAACCGGGGGAAATCAGGTTTGTATTCTGGCGAATACGAGATGGGGCAATCTGGAGGCTTTCGAGCGATTTGATATCGAAGCCATCCGGGACGACGACAGACGGGATGTCGGTATTAGTTTTCAGCGTTGCAGCAACCAGATCGCGGATGTCGTGCACGGCAGAGCCTTCAATTTGAGACATTGAATAATTCCTTTAGAGAGGTGTGTTGAAAAAGAGGGTGGGATTACTGAGCCAGCTTAATAGGCGCAGCTTGCGGTGCTTGTTCGATAACTTTCAAATCCATCTGAACTTGCGCCGGGTCATCACGCAGCAGATCGCCATCAGCGGTAGAGAACATGATGGTATCGGCGCGGTCCAGTTCCGGGATAGTGCGGGTTACTTTTGGCGTGACCTTCATGGTGTTTTCGTCACGGGTATTCAGCATTGAACAGTTAAGGGTAAGGGTCACAGCTCCCTTTTTACCCGTTTCACGTACAGCCTTGATCACTTCGGCCAGCGCTTCAGTCAGCTCGGCATCGAGAGTGCCTTTGTTGATGTACGCCAGCTGCTGGCTAAACGGCGTGGTATTTTTGGTTTCGGACATAATTATCTCCAGTTATCAGCAGGGATCGCCTTTCTGGGTAAGAAGCCTGTTCAGCCAGCTCTGCCGCCAGAAGCGAACGAATGATTTAGGGTTGCGAACAGCCTGCACACCGCGAGGGACGCGCATTAGATCGCCGTAAGGGAAATTAACGTTACGGAAGGTCATATAAATCACCGATTAATTAGGTATCCGGCAGGAGTTGAACCCGCGCTGGGTTGGGCAGCCCAGCCAACACCGGGAGCGGACACATTGAATAAAAAGGGCGGTTACCCATCAGAACATTATCCTCTTCCTCCTGTGAGTCGGTTGAAGACCAGATAGCCGCCAAAGATAAGATTAATAAAAAGCCCTCCCCCCCCGTTGCGAGAAATTCATGTATGATCATCAAACCCCCAACAGTTTGAGAGCATAGAAATGGACCCACTCGTAATTCTCGGGAAAGTGTTCAGCAATGAACCTCTGGAAAGAACCATGTACATGATCGTCATTTGGGTTGCACTTTTGGTGCTTATCCCAGAGTCATGGGCTGCTTATATTGATGAAAAAACAGGAATACCTCATGTTTGGCACTTGTTGATTTTTTCCGTAGCCTTTTTATCAGCCATTAATACTCAAAAGGGTTTTAAATTTGCATTAAATCGCTACCACGTCAGGCGAAGAAAGCGGGAACGCAGAGCAAGAGACAACAAAATTCGCACAGTGATCGCAAATCTAACGGAAGCACAATCAATGGTTCTATGCGCAGCGCTTAGTGACGGTCGCCAAGAGGTAACTACGACAGCCGTGTTCCCTCACATCGAAGAATTAATCCAGCTTGGTGTGCTAAACAAAACCTTTTCACGGTGGAAAGGGGCGGTTATTTTGTTTCCTATTGAGGATGTTTATTGGACTGAATTGGTGACTTGCTTTGATCCGTACAATATTGAGATAAAGCCGAGGCCAATATCTAAGTAAATAGATTTATGTTTCATCCACATAATCGTTATTTTTTTGCTGGTGGATTCAGCCCAACCCCCTCATACGGAAGGGGCTGGATTAAATCACATCAATTCATTTAAGCTGCTTACGCGTTAACCGGGCGCTAACCGGTTACTCAGTGATGCTTTAAGCCTCCTTTCCCTCACTACGTCGCCGTGGGAACCCGACCTGATTAACGCCGTCGTCACGCTGCCTTAAAAGGCATCCAATTACGGTCTATCCGCATTACTACTTCATAATCGTTACTTCGCGCGGGGATAACCTCACACCAACCGGATCGCGCCTGGTGCTACGCCACGTTTACGTGTAGGGGTCTAAACAGGTCATTGACGCTGTAAGTGTCCAAATTGTTAAAGAGCTAAGCATTGACGAGGTTGCAGGTTATGCATTTAGTACCTTCGATATTTCCGGGTTAGTTCAAACCTGTTCGCTGTTGCTTACAGGTACATTATGTACCTCATGGGTACACTGTCAAGCGCAAAAAAACCTGCCGAAGCAGGTTTAAAATAGTTTCATCATACTCTATTTATGTATCGTCTTGGTTTTCCTGAAAAAATAACTGTCCCAATGATTGAGCAATTACCGTTGATTTTGACGTAAGGCTCGGGCCAATTAGGATTCAGTGCCTTGAGAAATTTTTGCCCGCTATCTTCAATCAACCGTTTGAAGGTTGTTTCTCCCGAGTCATGCATGATGGCTATAACATCATCGCCATGAACAGCTGGGACTTCCGGGTCAACAAAAATCATATCACCGGGGCGATATTCACTTATCATTGAATCGCCAATGACACGCAATATGTAGGTCATTGGGCCACAAGGCACTGGGCAGGGATAAGTTTCTGCGCTATTCAAGTCTACCTCAGCATATCCAACTTCCGTCCAAGCTCCTGCCTGCACCCAGGATATGACTGGAACTAAAGTAATGTCTCTATAAGCATCAGAAACATCGTTGCTTTTAGCCACATTCGTAGTCTGATGTTCTTGGTCAAGCCAGCCTAGTGGCAAATCAAAGCACTTTTCAATATGGCGCGCCATTGCGTCGCCAATATTTTTGGTTGCTCCATCCCCCATAAATCGGCTGGTTTGAGTCGGCTCACGATCAATCATCGTGGCAAAAAACGAATTTCCGCCAACACCGTCTCTCAATTTTCTGGCGTTTATGCGCCTGATTTCTTGAATTGTTTTCATGTTTTCATTAAACATCCTGTACCTTTTCGGTACAAGTACCTTGCAGGTTCATTGTTTTCATGTAGTATGTACTCAGGAGGTACATATTCCATGAAAGATTATTGGGATTCTTTAACTAAAGAGCAGCAGTGCAAGCTTGCCAATAGCGTTGGCTCAACGCCTGGTTACTTACGCTTAGTGTTCAATGGGTACAAAAAGGCCGGTTTTTCTTTGGCTACAAGATTAGAAAACATCACTCTTGGTGAGATTAAAAAATCTGAACTCCGGCCTGACATCTATCCAAAACAGTAACAAATCTGATGTTTTTTTAAACCACAGCTAATCGAGGTCAACCGTGGGTAATCAACCTGATTGGAAAGTCGAGAAACAGCCAGCCTGGCTGGTGGCCGCAATCAAAAAGACGATCGCGGAATTACCTGGCGGATATGCAGAAGCAGCCGAATGGCTTGATGTGACTGAGAATTCGTTGTTCAACCGTCTGCGTGCTGATGGCGATCAGGTATTCCCGTTTGGGTGGGCAATGGTTCTCCAGCGCGCTGGTGGTTCACACCATATCGCGAATGCTATTGCGAAAGCCTCTGGTGGAGTTTTCGTACCGCTTACCGATGTTGAAGATGTCGATAACGGGGATATCAACCAAAGACTGATGGAGTCGGTTGAATGGATAGGAAAACACTCTCAATACCTTCGGAAGGCAACCGCTGACGGCGTAATCGATCGTGATGAACGCGCTCAAATCGAAGCGAACAGTTACCAGGTCATGGCTAAGTGGCAGGAGCATTTAGCGCTGCTTTTCATGGTCTTCTGCTCCCCTGACGACACTCCAAATGTACCTTCAAATTCAGGGTAAGTAACTCTGTGAGGCTCACCACGTAAGCAGGAGGGCCAATGTACCAGGACGAATATTTCCACGTGACTATGCCCACGGTTTTTGCTCGTGAGGACGCCCCGTGGATTAAAGAGCAGTTGGCAACACTCCCGGCAGGTATGCGGGAAAAAATCGCGATGGCGTATGCGCAGGCGTACCAGGAAGCGTTCGATGCAGAGCCGGTGTCATTCCGGCAGCAGAACGCCGCACGACGGACGGCAAACCGCCGATTGCGAGAGTTTTGCACGAGGTATACCCCAGCGGTTAGGGGATATACGTCGCTCCCACCAAGGGTTTGATTTTCTGAATCCGGGTTGGGGGAAAGGGGGCGGTGTTGGGTTTTAGCCCGAAGGGCTGGAACAGCTTTACCAGAAGAGAACGATCTAACAGATAGATCACTGTATGGGGTTGAAAACGTCGCTTGGAAGTTCAGACGTTTAGACATCCAAAAGGAGCCAAAATGATTTATTCAGACGCTAACGAAAAATGGGCCCCCGTTCCGGTGGAGCCGTATTCCAAAGCCTACGAAGTCAGCAACCTCGGACGGGTACGCAGTATTCCGCGCCTGGCTAACTCTGAATATTTTATTCGACGCATTCACGGCGGTTTTCTTAAAGGCCGCCAGCGCAAAGACGGGACCAAAACCGTTACGTTGTCGGTTCAGCGTCAGCGCACTAAGTTTGTCATTGCCGAGCTGGTGGCTATGGCCTTCGGGGAGGTTACTGCTAATGCTTAACATCCAGCCCCGGGAAAAACAGGTAGTCGCGTTAAACATGCTGCGCAGCGCCTGGAAACAGAATAACTCCTTCATGCTCTACGCCCCTGTAGGGTTCGGCAAAACAGCAATAGCCGCGCTGATCACTGATGGCTTTGTAAGCCGTGAAATGCGCGTAATGTTTGTGGCTCCGTATACGGTTCTGCTGGACCAGACCGCAGCCCGATTCATGGAATACGGCCTTCCTGGCGAAGAAATCAGTTATGTCTGGCGTGATCACCCGTCATACAACCCCACAGCTCTGATCCAGATTGCCAGTGCGGATACGCTGATTCGCCGTGAGTTCCCGGACAATATCGACCTGTTGATCGTTGATGAAGCCCACCTGAAGCGCAAAAAACTGCTGGAGGTTATCGACAATCTCACTCGCAACACAGCAACGAAGGTAATCGGCCTTTCCGGTACGCCTTTCGCTAAGTTCCTGGGCAATTACTACCAGCGCCTGATTAAGCCAACGACCATGAAGGAACTGATCGCCATTGGTGCATTGAGCAAATATGAGTTCTATGCACCGTCGCATCCTGATCTGTCCAAAGTGGAAACGTCATACGTAGCAGGCTATGGCAGCGACTACAAAGAAAACCAGCTCAGCCAGGTAATGAGCGAAGCCAAGCTGGTAGGCGACATCGTGAAAAACTGGCTGGAGAACGGCGAAGACCGCCCGACGATTTGTTTTTGCGTAGATGTCGCTCACGCCAATTTTGTCACGGTTGAATTTGCCAGCGCTGGCGTGACGGTTGAAGTTATGACAGCCAGCACACCGCACGACGAACGGCAGCTCACGATCCGCCGCTTCGAACAGGGCATAACCAAAATCATCATTAACGTTGGTGTTCTGGTAGCCGGTTTTGATAGTGATGTTCGCTGCATTATCTTCGCCCGGCCAACAAAAAGCGAAATGCGCTGGATTCAGATTCTTGGGCGTGGCCTGCGTGCCGCTCCTGGTAAAGATCACTGCCTCATCTTCGACCACACAGGCACGGTTAATAAGCTGGGCTATCCAGACGATATTGAATACGACTATCTCCCTTCATCGTCTGACGGCATGGAAGAAGCACCGCAGAGAGCCGTAAAGACCGATGAAGCAGAAAAGCTGCCGAAAGAATGCAGCCAGTGCCACTTCGTCAAACCAGCCGGGATATACATCTGCCCGAAATGTGGTTTTAAACCGCTCGCCGGGGAAGACGTGGAAACAGATAAATCCCGTGGGCTGAAAAAGGTAAGCAAAGCGGAAGTCAAATATACCGCTGAGCAGAAGCAATCCTGGTGGTCTCAGATTCTTTTTTACCAGCGCACCCGCGCAGCGCAGGGACGCCCGGTCAGTGATGGCTGGTGTGCGCATACCTACAAACAAAAATTCTCTGTATGGCCACGGGGGCTACATCACACCCCGCAGCAAATCACACCGGAAGTAACGAATTTCATCAAATCAAAACAGATCGCCTTTGCGAAGAGAAAAGAGAAAGAAGGAGATGCCGCATGAATACCAAACAAGCTGCGATTGGTCGCTGGGCGGAAATATTTAAACACTATGGTCTCCCTGGTATCACCGGGAAAAACCATCTCAAGGGGGAATGCCCTCTGTGTGGCCGTACCGGAAAATTCCGCTGCGACAATAAAAACGGCACCGGCTCATACATCTGCGTGTGTGGATCTGGTGATGGCTGGGCCTTGTTGACCGCTAAGACTGGCAAAGAGTTTAAGGTTCTGGCCTCAGAAATAGACCGCCTGATCGGCAACGAGTACACCTCAGACCGCACCAGAGTAAATCCGGTACGTACATCGCTGGCGCAACAGCGTGAAAAGGTCAGTCGTAAGTTTGCAAAGCTCACCCCGCTGCGCGGAACCGGGGCAGATAGTTACCTGAAAGGGAGGGGTATCAATTCCCTGCCTTCTGAGAGCATCAGATTCTGCGATAAGCAGCCAGTAGACGGGAAAAACCTGCAGGCTATTTATGCATTGGCAACTGATGACCGTGGCGAACTGTGTTACCTGCACCGCACCTTGCTTGATGGTGATAAAAAGGCGCAAACAGGTGGCGCAGCCAAGAAGATGATGAAGCTGCAGGAAGATAGTTATCTGGAATTTGCTAAGTCTGTTGCTATCCGCATGTTCCCTACGTCCTCCACGCTGGGTATTGCAGAAGGTATCGAAACGGCGCTGGCCTGCCATCAGATCACTAAGTGCAATACCTGGGCGACGATGAACACTGCATTCATGAAGAAGTTCCGTGTTCCTGCTGGCGTAAAGAACCTCATTATTTTTGCAGACTCAGATGCAAACGCTGCTGGGCATGCCGCCGCTTTTGAATGCGCTGCGGCGAATCTGCACGCGAAGAATGATCTGGAAAGTGTCTCCGTGCGCTGGCCTGCGCAGGGTGATTTTAATGATCTGCTGCTTAACGGTTCAGAAGTATTCGAGTGGGTATTTCACCGGGGGATGAAACAGTGAAGAAACCAGCGGCTACAAAGGTGAAAACGTACAAACCGAAGAAGTGCGCCAGCTGTGGTGAAACCTTCACTCCGGCCCGCAACCTGCAAAAGGTTTGTGGCCCGCTCTGTGCTATAGCCCACAACAGGGCGCTGAAACAAAAAAAAGCGGAGGCGGAACAGAAGGACAAGCTGAAGATGCGCAAAAAGGCTCTGCTTACCCGTGGCGACTACATCAAAAAAGCCCAGTCAGCCTTTAATGCCTTTATCCGTGAACGCGACGAGGGGAAACCATGCCCATCATGTGGCACTTATCACCCACCTATGATCTTTGGCAGCCAGTGGGATTGCGGTCATTTCATGGGGGTAGGTGCTCGTCCTGAATTGCGCTTTGAAGAGAAGAATGCTTACCGGCAGTGCAAAGCCTGTAATGGTGGATCGGGTCGGTTCGCTGCAAAGAATGCCACTGTACATGCCCGCTACAGGGAGACGCTGATCGAGTGGTATGGATTGCCGCTGGTGGAATGGCTGGAAGGCCCACACGAAGCGAAGCATTACTCAAAAGAAGACCTGGAAAACATAGCGGCTAAATACCGCCGTAAAACTCGCGAACTGAAAAAGCAGAGGGCCGCATGAATTACGATCTCATCTACTGTGATCCGCCGTGGGAATACGGCAACCGAATTAGCAACGGCGCAGCCTGTAATCATTACAGCACAATGAGCATTGAAGACCTGAAACGGCTCCCTGTCTGGTCTCTGGCTGCTGATAACGCCGTACTGGCGATGTGGTATACGGGGACCCATAACCGCGAGGCTGTAGAACTTGCTGAATCATGGGGTTTCCGGGTCAGAACAATGAAAGGCTTTACCTGGGTAAAACTGAATCAGAACGCCGCTGACCGCTTCAACAAGGCACTAAACGCCGGAAAGCTGGTGGACTTCAATGATCTTCTTGAGATGCTGGACCGTGAGACGCGCATGAACGGCGGCAATCATACCCGGAGCAATACAGAAGATGTCCTGATAGCGACCAGGGGAACCGGACTAACCCGCGCCAGCGCATCGGTAAAACAGGTTGTTCACACCTGCCTCGGTGAGCACAGCGCTAAACCGTGGGAAGTAAGGAACCGACTGGAGCAATTATACGGTGATGTGAAACGGATCGAACTATTCGCTCGGGAAGAGTGGAAAGGATGGGACCGCTGGGGAAATCAATGCAACAACAGTATCGAAATTATTACCGGACTGATTAAAGAGGTGAACCATGCAGCGTGATATTCAACTGGTACTCGAACGGTGGGGAACCTGGGCTATTAGTGAAGGCTCACAGGTTGACTGGTCACCAATTGCAGCGGGTTTTAAAGGCCTCCTGTTAAATACCTCAAAGTCTCGCGAGTCATGTTGTGACAATGATGGCCTTATTGTAGACGCTGCCGTAGGAATGCTTAAACGAGCTGGCCGGGATGATGAGTTAAATCTGGTGATGTTGCATTACATGCATAACGTTTCTAAATCGACTATTGCCCGCTGGGAAAAATGTTCAGAGGGAAAAATACGTAACAGGTTAATGATAGCCGAAACGTTTATTGATGCCTGCATCATTATGAGTGGTGCCAGATTAGAAATGGATGATTGGGCCCATAAAAAAGAAGTAGAGAAAATTGCATAAAAGTCTATTCGTTACGAATTTTATATATTAATGTGTTAAGAGTGGTCACTTAGACACGAACTTAAATATTACAGAACCTCGCCAATTGGCGGGGTTTTTTCATTTCAGGCCCTGACTAAAAGTTGCAGATTAACCGTGAAATGCATGAGCCTGCGGCCTGAATTCTTTCCCCTCGTTCTGAGAGGATTCACAGCAATTGAGGGGGACCGATGTCCGAACCAATAACCGGCACAGGCTTAGCTGGTGGCGCTTTAACTGGGGCGAGTGTTTACGGGCTATTAACCGGTACAGACTACGGTGTTGTGTTCGGGGCATTTGCTGGTTCCGTCTTTTATATAGCGACAGCGGCCGATTTGAGCGCCCCACGACGGATGGCATATTTCGTTGTGTCCTATATCGCTGGAGTTCTGTGCTCCGGGCTGGTCGGTTCTAAGTTATCCGACCTGACCGGGTACAACGATAAGCCTCTGGATGCAATTGGTGCCGTAATCATTTCGGCATTGGCCGTAAAAATACTCACCTTCCTGAACAATCAGGATATTGGCTCGCTGGTGGCGCTAATAACGCGCCGGGGAGGTTCCGGTGGTACTAAATGATCCAACTGCAACCATCAATGCGCTGTTATGTGCTGGTGTCGTTGTTACGTTGATGTTCTATCGCCGCAGAGACTCACGTCATCGTAAGTGGGTGTCGCGGCTGGCATGGCTGATAACAGTGATATACAGCTCTGTGCCGTTGGCGTATCTGTGCGGCATCTATCCCTATTCATCATGGCCCACCATTGCGGCCAATATCATGATCCTTGTTGTGCTGCTGAGCGTAAGAGGCAATGTAGCGCGGCTGGTTGATGCACTGAGGCACTAATGAATCAAACACAATTCCAGAAGGCGGCTGGTATCAGCGCCGGGTTAGCTGCGCGCTGGTATCCGCATATTACAGCTGCGATGAAAGAGTTCGGCATCACTGCTCCACTCGATCAGGCAATGTTCATTGCTCAATGCGGCCATGAAAGCCTCGGTTTTAACAGGGTGGTGGAGAATTTCAACTACAGCATCGCCGGGCTTGCTGATTTTGTTCGTTACGGCAGGTTAACGCAGGATCAGGCCAATTCCCTCGGGCGTAGCCAGTCGGAAACAGTGTTACCTCTGGAGCGCCAGCGGGCTATCGCCAACATTGTCTATAGCAAGCGGTTGGGTAACAACAGGGCAACTGATGGATGGGCTTATCGTGGGCGCGGACTTATTCAAATAACCGGATTGTCTAATTACCGGGACTGCGGTAACGGGCTGAAGGTTGATCTAGTGGCACAGCCAGAATTACTGGAGCAGTCCTCGTACGCGGCCCGTAGTGCAGCGTGGTTCTATGTCTCAAAAGGTTGCTTGAAATATCCGGGTGAGCTTGTCCGGGTTACTCAGATTATCAACGGCGGACAAAACGGGATTAATAACCGGCGCGCTCGCTTCCTGAAAGCAAAATCGGTACTGGTGGTGTGATCATGGGAATCGAAGCTATCGCGGGGCTGGTGGTTGTCTTCCTGGGTGCTATCGCTGGCGCGTTCGGCATCGGCCATGCTCGCGGGACCAGTAAGGCAGAAGCCAAAGCCGATCTGCAGCGTACCGAAGAGAACGCCGTCGCCACCGTCGCTGCGGCAGAACGTAAGGCAGAAGTTACGAAAGAGGCAAGTGATGTACAGCAAACCGTTAGCCATATGCCTGATGACGATGTTGATCGCGAGCTGCGCGAAAGATTTACCCGCCCCGGTGGTGGTTGATACAGCGTGCAGCTGGGTGCGGATTATCTACCTGACCGACCACGATATTGACGTGCTGGACCAACAGACCAAGCGCGACATTCTGACGCACAACAAAGCAGTGCATGCCAACTGCCCGAACCTTAACCCCACTAAGGGATAAATCAGCCTTCATCCCCATGTGAGGATATTACAGAAGCCACTCTATTAGTGGCTTCGATAATGCTCCCCACATCGCACAGAGGTAAGACATGTCAGAAATCACTGCATCCGAGCAAATCCGCCTGGATATCATCAAGAAAGTTAACTACGACACCGCAGCGGCCAAGCTGGCCATTGACTGGGTAGGCGACAGCTATCTGAAGTCTGAGCTATTCGCTGACTCTTTCGATCGTGTTTACACGGAAAGCGAGATTGTCTCGAAGACTCGTAAAGCGATTCAGGAAGCGACCGAAGCGCTGGCGCTTTTTGATACCGGCGTTGAGCAGGCCAGCTAAGGCATTACAGCAGGCATTCAATGAGTGCCTGTGATAATGTTTAACTACTTGCATACAACCAGGTCGTTAAACATGGGCGAATTAATAAGCGCTACTATTACTGGATTATGGGAATGCTATTTATCATGGTCCAAACAGAAACGAGAGCTAACAATATCCAAGTTAGAAGCACTATCAAATTTATTGATAGATAATCAGGCCTACCTGAGAGATTTCTCACATAAAGGGATTAAAGACACTCAAAGGGAGCTTGAACTTGCAAAGGAGTGGAAGCGTGTCGGCCTCTTATTTCAAGATATTGCTCCTGATTTGTCTGAAATATGTGAGAGGAAATCAGACTACTGGATATATTCAGATCGATACACCAAGCAGAAAGTTAATGAGCTAGGGATAACAATAAGAAATCTCGAACATAAGCTAAGAATGGCAAAGCAAAACCTTCTATAGAATCCCTTTGTAATTTATGAAAGCCACCTTTTAAACGGTGGCTTTTTAATTGGAGATGATAAGGATGCCCGCACTAATTCCCCGTGCATGCCGTAAGCGTGGATGCGCAGGCACAACAACCGACCGCTCAGGCTACTGCGAAAAGCACCGCAATGAAGGCTGGCAACAGCATCAACAGGGAAAGAGTCGCCACGAGCGTGGCTACGGTAGCCAGTGGGATATCAGGCGTGCGCGCATCCTGAAACGCGACAACCATTTGTGCCAGAACTGCCTTCGCAGCGGGCGAGCTGTCGCAGCAAAGACGGTTGACCACATCAAGGCCAAGGCTCATGGGGGTACCGATGACGATTCGAACCTCGAAAGCCTGTGCTGGCCCTGCCATCGTCACAAGACAGCCACGGAGAGAACGCGATGAGTTACACGCGCTGCACCTATTGCGGCTCAAAGATGCACACTGTCGCAAATTGCCCTAAGACGTGGGGTGGTTCCTCGCGACGTGCAAACCTGCGCTGCGGCTACTGCGGTCAGTCAGGGCACAACTCCAGCGCCTGCCCGCGCAATGCGACCGCCGGGCGTCGGCATACCCTGAATGATGACTTTCATCTCGATTAGTTGCATTTAAAATGATTATGAATGAAATCAAATGTTGCAAATGAGAATGAATGTCAAATAGACCGGGGGGGGATCAAATCCCTACGGGCGGCCGCCCAAAGGACCGCCGCCTAACCTTTTTTCACACCGCCGCAGGTTAGAAAACTTTTTTTTGGGGTCCCCCATCCAATGATTAATAGGAGTTTTCGATTATGCCAGGACCACCGAAAACCCCGACACATCTGGCTTTAGTGAAGGGGAACCCATCCAAGCGCCCGATCAATAAGAACGAGCCAAAACCCCCGTCAGGGGTCCCCCCAATACCGAAACATTTCGATAAACAGGGTAAGTACTGGTTCAAGCGTATTGGTGAGGAACTTGATGCCGTCGGCGTGTTGACCACGCTGGATGCTAAAGCGCTGGAGTTGTTGATAGAAGCCTATGTTGAATACCGGCATCACTGCGACACTCTTGATCGTGAAGGTTACACCTATGCCGTCTACAGCGAAGATGATTCAGACGAAGGAGGGGAGCGGGAAATCAGAATGATCAAACCGCACCCTGCAGCAGTCATGAAGGCTGACGCGTGGAAACGGATCAGAGCGATGCTGAGCGAATTCGGCATGACACCTGCCAGCCGATCAAAGGTTGGTGCAAAAGGCCCGGCAGAAGCCGACCCACTGGAAGAATTTCTTAAAAAGCGCAAATGATGAATGGCAACCGTTGCAGATGGATTCCGCTACGCCGAGCGCGTGGTATCTGGCGATATCGTTGCTGGCGAACTGGTGCGTCTTGCGTGCCAGCGGTTCTTTCATGATTTAGAGCACGGCCCGGAGCGCGGTGTTTATTTTGATGAAGGCCGCGCCCAGCACGTTCTCGATTTTTATAACTTCGTCCCCCATGTGAAGGGGCACTTGACCGGCAAGCCGATCGAGTTGATGGACTGGCACACCTTCATCCTGATTAACCTTTTCGGGTTTGTCGTCCCGCTGATAGATGAAATAACGTTTGAGAGCATTCTTGACGACGATGGCGACCCCATGTTTGTGCGTCGCTTTCGTACCGCCTATGACGAAGTAGCCCGTAAGAATGCAAAATCAACCCTTTCATCTGGAATCGGCCTTTATATGGCTGGCGCTGATGGGGAGGGAGGCGCTGAGGTTTATTCCGCTGCAACAACCCGGGATCAGGCCCGCATTGTATTTGATGATGCCAAACGCATGATTAAGCTGGCACCGAAAACTCTGGGGCGGTTATTTGGCAGTAATAAGCTGAATATTCACCAGGAGCGGACGGGCTCTAAGTTTGAACCTGTAGCCAGTGATGCGAACAACCTCGACGGCCTGAATATTCACTGCGGAATTGTTGATGAGCTCCATGCACATAAAACCCGAGATGTCTGGGAAGTTCTCGAAACAGCTACCGGCGCACGTCTGCAGTCCCTTATTTTCGCAATCACAACTGCTGGGTTTAATAAAGAAGGTATCTGTTATGAACAACGTGAATATGCGATTAAAATTCTGAAGAATTTCGATAACCCCGACCCTCTTTCAATTAAGGATGACAGCTATTTTGCGCTGATTTATACCCTGGATGAGGGGGATGATCCTTTCGACGAGGCAAACTGGCCGAAAGCAAATCCCGGCCTGGGGATATGTAAGCGTTGGGACGATATGCGCCGTCTGGCTAAAAAGGCGAAAGAGCAGGTGGCGGCGCGTGTCGGTTTTTTTACCAAGCATCTCAATATCTGGGTGCAAGGTGAAAAAGCATGGATGGATATGGCGCGCTGGGAAAAATGCCGTGACGACTGGAACGACTCCACCTCAGCCAACTGGTCAATGTGGCTCGGCGTTGACCTTTCCAACAAAATTGATATTTCAGCTGCAGTTAAAGTCTGGCTTGCTCCAAATGGCGATGTTTATGTCCGCTCCAGATTCTGGATACCTGAAGGTCGGCTGGAAGCCTGTTCCAAGCAGCAGGCGGACCTTTACAGAAAATGGAATCTCGCTGGATTCCTTGAGTTTACCGATGGCGATGTCGTTGACCATGCAGTAATTAAAGAGGAAACGATCGAATGGGCGCGAGGTGACTCGCTGAACGAGTTTGCATACGACCCGTGGAGTGCCACTCAGTTTGCTTTATCGGTAGCAGCTGAAGGCGTACCGATTGTTGAAGTCCCTCAGACCGTTAAAAACCTGTCTGAAGCAATGAAGGAAGTCGAGGCGAAAATTTACGCCGGGCGTTTTCATCACGATGGCAATCCGGTGATGACATGGATGATGTCAAACGTCACCGTCAAACCAGACAAAAACGAGAATATTTTCCCCAACAAGGCCACGCCTGAAAACAAAATTGACGGTCCTGTCGCGATGTTTATTGCGATGAGTCGCTTGCTTGTTAACGGTGGTGGTGAAGTTGACTTCCTGTCCACTATCGATCCTGACGAAGACCTTTTACTTCTATGAAAACTCTAATCACTGATGTTATCGGGCTTACCGGGTTCGGTTCGCTTGCTGCAGGCGTGTATCTCCAGTTCGGTCTGGCGATGTCTCTGATGATGTCGGGAACCCTGCTACTCATTTATGCGCTGTTAGCGGCAATGAGGGGGAATAATGCTGCTTGATGCTCTTTTTCGCAGTGAACCACTGGAAAATCCGGCCACGCCGATCACGAGTGAATCGGCCGAAACCGATAACGTGTTTGCCCGAGACGTATTTGTCAGCCCGGAAACGGCGATGAAGCTGGCTGCGGTGTATGCCTGTATTTACGTTATCTCTTCGAATATCGCTCAGATGCCGCTGCATGTTATGCGGAAAACCAATAACAAGGTTGAAGCTGCCCGCGATCACCCTGTGTTTTACCTGGTTCACGATGAGCCGAATATGTGGCAGACCAGCTATAAGTGGCGTGAGTTAAAACAGCGTCATATTTTGGGCTGGGGGAATGGTTACACCTGGGTGAAGCGTTCCCGTCGTGGTGAAGTTTCCGGGCTGGAATGCTGCATGCCCTGGGAAACGACACTGCTTAACACGGGTGGTCGGTATACCTATGGCGTTTACAACGAAGAGGGGGCGTTTGCCGTCAATCCCGACGATATGGTGCATATCCGGGCGCTGGGTAACAACCAGAAGATGGGGCTTAGCCCAATAATGCAGCATGCCGAGACGATAGGCATGGGGATGAGCGGGCAGGATTATACCAGCTCATTCTTCAACGGCAATGCGCGACCCGCTGGCATTATTTCGGTGAAAAACCAGCTGAATGAAGAAAGCTGGGGGCGTTTAAAAAGCATGTGGCAAAAAGCTACAGCTGCTTTGCGCAGCCAGGAGAATAAAACAATGCTTCTCCCGGCAGAGCTGGATTACAAAGCGCTCACCGTTTCCCCGGTTGATGCCCAGATCATTGATATGTCGAAGCTGAACCGGTCGATGATTGCCGGGATATTTAATGTACCGGCGCACATGATTAACGATCTCGAAAAAGCCACTTTCTCAAATATTACGCAGCAGGCCATTCAGTTTGTCCGCTACACGATCATGCCGTGGGTAACGAACTGGGAACAGGAACTCAATCGCCGCCTGTTCACCCGTGCTGAACTGGCCGCCGGATATTACGTCAGGTTTAACCTGACAGGCCTGCTACGCGGGACCCCGCAGGAACGTGCTCAGTTCTACCACTTTGCGATCACTGATGGCTGGATGAGCCGCAATGAAGCGCGAGCCTTCGAAGACATGAATCCGGTAGATGGCCTGGATGAAATGCTGGTGAGCGTTAACGCCGCGAACCCCGCAGACGATTTTAAGGCACCTAAAACCGACGAGGAAAAGCCCAATGAATGACCGTGAAACGCGCTGTTACAGCGGGGAGGTCAGAGCCGAGCAACGCACCGATGAACCTACCCGCATTCTGGGCTATGGCTCGGTGTTCAACAGCCGTTCTGAACCCCTGTGGGGATTCCGTGAAATCATCAAGCCCGGAGCATTTGACGATGTGCTGAATGATGATGTTCGCGGGCTGTTTAACCATGACCCCAACTTTATTCTCGGACGGAGCGCTGCCGGGACGCTATCCCTGTCTGTCGATGAGCGCGGCCTGCGTTATGACATTACAGCGCCGGATACGCAAACTATCCGCGATCTGGTGCTGGCGCCGATGATGCGCGGTGACATTAACCAGTCATCTTTTGCCTTCCGGGTATCCCATGACGGTGAAAATTGGTACCAGGACGATGAAGGGATCGTTATTCGTGAAATATCGAAGTTTTCCCGGCTGTTTGATGTCAGTCCGGTGACTTATCCCGCATATCAGGAGGCCGACTCCGGCGTCCGATCGATGAAAGCCTGGCAGGAGGCGCGCGACAGCGGTGCGCTAAAGAACGCCATTAATCAACGAATGGCGCGTGAGCGCCTGCTGACCCTTCTTAACGCGTAAGGAAAAATCATGAAACTGCATGAAATGAAGCAAAAACGTAACATCATCGCCAAAGATATGCGCGCCCTGCATGACAAAATTGGTGATACACCCTGGACCGATGAGCAGCGTACTCAGTGGAACGCTGCAAAATCGGAGCTTGACGCCCTTGATGAGCGAATTGCACGCGAAGAGGAACTGCGCCGCCAGGATCAGGACTATATCCACGAAAACGAGCCGGAACAGCGCCAGCAGCAGAATCGTGATCCAGCAAACCCGGAAGCACAGGCTAACGAACGCCGTGCTGCGGCGTTTAATGCGTTTTTGCGCCGTGGTCTTGGCGAGATGAGCGCTGAAGAACGACAGGCTTTAAAGGAGCTGCGTGCTCAGGGCACGACGCCGGATGAAAAAGGGGGTTACACCGTACCAACCCAGTTCCGCAATAAGATCGTCGAAGCACTGAAAGATTACGGTGGAATTGCCAGTGTGGCGCAAATTCTGAATACCGCCAACGGCCAGGACATTGACTGGGCAACCTCTGACGGTACCACTGAAGAAGGTGAACTGCTGGGCGAAAACACTGAAACCAGTGAAGAAGACGTGTCTTTCGGCGGTGCAACGCTGGGGGCTAAAAAACTGTCCTCTAAAATCATTCGCGTATCCAATGAACTGCTCCAGGACAGCGGCGTAGATATCGAGGCGTTCCTGGCCGCGCGTATCGCCACTCGCATCGGACGTGGTGAAGCGAAGTATCTGGTATTAGGGACCGGCACCGGCACCCCGCTGCAGCCTAAAGGGCTGGCTGCGTCGGTAACTGGCACCAAAAATACCGCAGCAGCGACCACCTTTACCTGGAAAGAGCTGAACGCCCTGAAGCATTCTGTCGACCCGGCATACCGTAACGGTCCAAAGGTGCGCTGGGCCTTTAACGATGCAACGTTGCAGCTGGTGGAGGAAATGGAGGATGGACAGGGCCGCCCGCTCTGGTTACCGAACATTATCGGTGGCGCACCTGCTACTGTTCTGCAGGTGCCGTATGTCGTTGACCAGGCTATTCCTGATATCGCGGCTGGTGCCAAATTTGCCTACTTCGGCGATTTTAACCGCTTTATCGTTCGTCGCGTCACTTACATGACGCTGAAACGGCTGGTTGAGCGTTACGCAGAGTACGATCAGACTGGCTTCCTGGCCTTCCACCGCTTCGACTGCGTACTGGAAGATACCGGCGCGATTAAGGCGCTGGTGGGTAAACCGGCATCTGGCGGCTAAGGCAATAATCAGCTTCAACCTCCACCGCTCCGGCGGTTTTTTTATGCCCGCAGTTCGCTGCGGGCCAGGGAAAACACATGAGCACAACGATTGAGATGTTGCGGGCGCAGTGTCGGATCGATATCGACGACACCACGGAAGATGAGGTGCTTACGCTCTATTATGGTGCCGCGCGCCGAAAGGCGGAGAACTTCATCAACCGCCATCTTTATGAAGAAGAAGTGCCGGAAACTGATCCTGACGGGCTGGTGATTGCTGACGACATCCTCCTGGCGCTGATGCTGCTTGTCGGGCACTGGTATGAAAACAGAGAAGAGTCGTCAGACGCAGCAAAAACCAGCATCCCATTTGGCTTTACATCGCTGATAGAGCCGTACCGCTATATTCCGCTCTAGGAGGAATTATGCAGGCAGGACGATTACGGCATCGCGTCACTATTCAGAACTTCACAATATCAAAAACACCTTCCGGCCAGCCGGTAGAAAGCTGGGCTGATGGAAAAACTATCTGGGCCGAGGTTAAAGGGATCAGCGGTAGGGAGCTGTTAGCCGCTGGCGTTGAGCGTGCTGATGCCACCATTCGCGTCTGGGTGCGTTTTCGTACAGACATCTCAGCTTCTTCCCGTTTGAAAGTACTGAATGGACCATACAAAGATGCGGTCCTGAATGTCACTGGGCCTCCGGTTCCGGATATCAAAGGAACCCGGCTGGAAATTCTCTGCAAACAGGGGACCGAAAAATGATTGATGTGAATCTGGATTTTTCCGGGTTGCAGGATATTGCCCGCGATCTGCAAACGCTCAGCAAGGCCGAAAATAATAAAGTTCTCCGGGAGTCGACCCGTGCTGGTGCCGAATTGCTCCGCGAGGAGGTGATTGATCGCGCTCCTGAGAAATCCGGAAAACTGAAGAAAAACGTTGTTGTCGTCACCCAGAAAAGTCGCCGTCGCGGTGAAATTTCATCTGGGGTGCATATTCGTGGCGTTAACCCGCGAACTGGGAACAGCGACAATACAATGAAGGCCAGCAACAAGCGGAATGCGTTTTACTGGCGCTTCGTGGAGTTGGGAACATCTACAGCGCCTGCACATCCGTTTGTTCGCCCAGCTTTTGATACCCGCATGGAAGAAGCTACGCAGGTGGCGATGCAGCGGATGAATCAGGCTATCGATGAGGTGTTATCAAAATGACAGAGGATGATCTCTATGACCTGCTGTCGACGCTGGCAGACGGGCGGGTTTATCCGTATGTGGTGCCGCTAGGCAGCGACGGACTTCCTGCAGTTTCCACTCCCTATGTCATTTTCTCGATACCGACTGATGTTGCCGGGGATGTTTTCTGCGGCCAGGCAGAGTCGACACTGCGCATTCAGGTTGATGTATGGGCTGAAACGAATGACGAAGCCAGAGCGTTACGCCTGGACGCCCTGGCTCGCCTGCAGGTTCTTTCACCTGTCGAGGTGACAAAAATTCCTGGCTACGACACGACAACCCATCTTCATCGGGCAACCCTCGAAATAACGGTCATTGCCTGACAAAAACCAATCCAATCCGACCGCCGCTGGCGGTTTTTTCATTTATGGAGGCTGCGATGTCAGCACTATTTGAACGTGCCCAAAAAACGGTAGTAATGATTACCTCTGTGCCGGTCACCGCGGCAGAGCTGGATACCGCAACCTGGTTAAACCTGAGTTGCACTATCAAACAGGCAAGCTTTACCGCTGGTCAGAAAAACGATATTGACGTGACAACGCTCTGTTCGGATGAAACGGAAAATATCAACGGCCTTCCTGCTCCGTCTGAAATGTCACTTTCCGGTAACTTCTACCGCAACCCGGCGCAGGATGCACTTCGTGAAGCATATGATAACGACGGGGTTTATGGGTTTAAGGTTATTTTCCCGTCTGGTAATGGATTCCTGATGCGCGCTGAGGTACGTCAGCACACCTGGGATTCTCAAACCAATGGCGTGGTTGCTGCAACGTTCTCGCTGCGCCTGAAAGGTAAACCCACCAATATTAACGCCCCAGGAGTTCTGTCGTTTGCTACTGACCTTCCGGCGTCCCAAACGGTCGCGGCAGGAAGCGCCCTGACCATGGTCGTGGTCGTCCAGGGCGGTACGGCACCTTATACCTACGCCTGGAAAAAGGGCACCTCGACGGTCAGCGGCCAGACCAGCGCAACGTTTACGAAAGCCAGCGCTGTATCCGGTGATGCCGGGGTTTATTCCTGCGTGGTTACTGATGCCGATGGCACTGTGATCACTTCTTCTGATTGCACCGTCACCATCAATTAACGGAGCGCCGGGAGACCGGCGATAAAATTAATGTCAAAACCGAGTCTTAAAGCACTGGCACTGGCACCGATGGCGGGCTTTCGTAAAAAAGAAGTCTCCGTTCCGGAGTGGGATAACGCCAAAGTCATCATTCGTGAGCCATCAGCAGAAGCCTGGATTCGCTGGCAGGGCATTGCCAGCCCGGAACCACCCAAACTACCGGAAGGGCAGGAGCCTCAGGAGGCACCAGAACTGACCCCTTCAGAACGAGCCTTCCGCACGATGCGGGCCGACGTCACGCTTTTCATCGATATTTTGCTGGATACCGACCTGCAGCCCGTCTTTACTGTCGATGACACCGAACAGGTTGAAGCGATCTATGGCCCTGTGCATTCCCGGCTGTTGAAGCAGGCACTTGATCTCATTCGTGACGCGGATGATGCTAAAGCAAAGTAAAAATGCCTGGCATGCAGTTCCTGATGGCGCTGGCGCTCCGGATGGGCCGCACGCTGGGCGAACTGCGACAAACCATGACGGTTGGCGAATTCAGGATGTGGGCTGAGTACGACCGTATCAGCCCAATCGGCGATATTCGCGGCGATATCCTCAATGCTCAGCTGGTATCTGCGGTTTACGGAGCGCAGGGCGTTAAAGTCACCATTGAAGATGCTCAGCTTCAGTGGAGCACAGAAGAGATTGAGGTAAACGACGGCGGCGATCCCTTTGCAGGGCTGGAAGCGGCGCTGCTGGCTGCGTCAGCATAGCCAGTAATAATTCGTGTGGATGCCACTCATAACAGGTGTTATGTTGTTTTTTTTGACACACGGAGTGCTTTAAATGACTACTACTGGCTGGATATTATTATTTGTTTTTGCTCGCCTTATTGATCTTGTTATCTGGTATTTCCTGAACAGAGGAAGCGTAAGAGCTAATGATCAGATCGCTATGCTTAAAGAAATCTCTGAAAAGCAAAGTGCTCAAATTGATCTTCTGATTGCACTTGCTCATAAAAAAGAGGAACCAGAAAAAGATTATCTGGAAGAAGCAAGGAAAAAAGCTGGTTTAATTTAATAATATTGAAATCATAAAAAAGCCCCACAATGTGGGGTTTTTTGTTTCTGAGGAAATGAAATGGCAACCCTGCGTGAACTTATCATTAAAGTTTCTGCTAACTCTCAGTCATTCCAGACCGAGATAGCCCGCGCGTCACGTATGGGGGCTGATTATTATAAGACAATGCAGAATGGCGGCAGGCAGGCTGCGGCTTCAGTTCGGGAAACTCGCCGTTCTGTTGCTGAGCTAACTGACCAGATGGAGTCAGCAAAGGCTACCGCACTGGGATTAACCGGGGCATTTGCTGGTGCTTTTGCTACGGGGCATTTAATATCCCTGGCTGATGAATGGAATTCAGTAAACGCCCGCCTGAAACAGGCATCTCAATCAACTGATGATTTTACCAGCTCTCAAAAACAGCTGATGGATATCAGTCAGAAAACGGGCACATCTTTTTCTGACAACGCTAATTTATTTTCCCGTTCAGCAGCCTCAATGCGGGAATATGGTTACAGCTCCAGCCAGGTGCTGGATATTACTGAGGCTATTTCTACTGGTTTAAAACTTTCTGGCGCGAATGCTCAGGAGTCCAGTTCGGTCATCACTCAGTTTAGCCAGGCTCTGGCGCAGGGCGTGCTGAGAGGTGAAGAATTCAATGCCGTCAACGAGAGCGGCGACAGGGTTATACGGGCGCTTGCGGCAGGGATGGGGGTTGCGCGTAAAGACCTTAAATCTATGGCGGATCAGGGGCAGTTAACCATTGATAAAGTAGTGCCAGCCCTCATCAGCCAGCTTGGTAAGCTACGGAATGAATATGGTGAATTGCCGCAGACTGTTTCATCGTCGGCAACAAAAGTTGAAAACGCTTTTATGCAATGGGTCGGTGGAGCTAATGAAGCTAGTGGCGCCACAAATACCCTAACCGGATTACTTGATGGCGTAGCCAACAATATTGATCAGGTCGCCACTGCTGCCGGAGCGCTTGTTGCCGTTGGTGCAGCCCGATATTTGGGAAATATGGCTCTTGGTGCCAGCTCTGCAACGGCTGGGATTATTAACGCTGCAAAAAGTGAAGTAGCTTTAGCTGAAGCCCAGGTCAGAGGGACGCAGGTTTCGACAGCTCGCGCGCGTGCTGCAGTTTATCGTGCTCAGCAGGCACTGGCAGCGGCGCGGGGTACAGACGCGCAGGCCGCCGCAGAAAAACGGCTCTCACTGGCGCAGGAGTCACTTAACCGTAATATTCAGGCCAGAGTATCCGCTCAGACTGCGCTGAACTCGGTTACTGCTGTAGGTTCCCGGCTCATGGGTGGAGCATTAAGCCTCGTTGGCGGTATTCCAGGGCTGGTTTTGCTTGGTGCCGGTGCCTGGTACACGATGTACCAGAATCAGGAACAGGCCAGATTATCCGCTCAGGAATATGCAAACACCATTGATGCAGTCCGTGAAAAGACAAAATCAATGTCCCTGCCCGAAGTTTCTGATAATGAGACCAAAACCCGTCAGGCGCTGGAGGAGCAAAACCGTCTTGTTGATGCACAGGCATCAAAAGTAAAAAGCCTGAAGGAAGAGATCGCGGGCTATCAGTATGTTCTGTCCAACCCCGGGCCGACAACCAGTGGCGGTTTCATGATAAACCACCTTACTTCGGTTGAAACGGTCACCCGTAGTCTGGAAGAAGCGACTTCCGCTCTGGCCGTTGAACAGGAGAGGCTGACTCAGATGCAGGCTAAGTCTGAGTCGATCCAGTCGGTACTGGAAGGGATAGAGAACAGGCGAATAGCATTAATCCGGCAGCAGGCCGCAGAACAGAATTCAGCATATCAATCGTTATTAATGATGAACGGTGAGCATACTGAATTTAACCGTTTGCTGGGTCTCGGAAATAATCTCCTCATGGCCCGGCAGGGGCTGGTAAACGCACCACTACGCTTACCGCAGGTAGACCTCACAACCCAGCAAACGGCTGCACTTGAAAAAAGCCGTCGTGATCTGGCGCTTTCAAAACTCAAAGGTGAGGACAAAGAGCGCGCACGACTGGGTTATGCTGCGGATGACCTGGGGTTAACTAACGACCCACAGTTTCAGACCGGACGGCAGGAGTTGATTAATAACGGCCTGAATGAATGGAGAAACAACCAGGAAAATAAACCCAAGCCAAAAGGAAGGCATGGGAAAACCGAGGCGGAGAAAACCGAAGATACCTATACCCGGCTGATTAAACAGCAACGGGAGCAAATTGCTCTTTCCAGCCAAAACACTGAACTGGCAAAGATGAAATATCAGGTTACTCAGGGGGAATTATCTTCGCTTGAAAAATCCAAAAAGGAAACGTTGCTGCACAATGCGGCGCTTATTGATCAGAAAAATATCGCTGAACAGTTAAAAACATTCCGCGAAGGTCTGGCCGACAGTAATGCTGCCGCTCGGGAAAGGGGGAATATCGATTTCCTCGGCGCGGGACAGGGGGATAAAGCCCGTGACCGAATGAAGGAAATGGCGGATATTCGTGCTGATTTTCTCAGGCAGCAGCGTGACTTACAGCGTGATTTCAGTCGTGGGCAGATTTCCGAAGACCTGTATAAAAAGCAAACGGAAGCGCTTAAAACAGCGCTTGCCGAACGCCTGGATATTCAGGAGGAGTATTACAAAAAAACCGATGAACAGCAGTCAGACTGGCGCGCGGGGATCAGCGATTCCCTGATGAACTATGCCGATCAGGCTTCTGAACTGAGTTCAATGGCTGCCACTGCAACCAGCGAGATTCTGGATGCCACCACTAACTCTATCTCCAACAACCTGACAAACGTCCTGACAGGCGCCGCTTCTTTTAAAGATGGGATGTCAAATATTTTCTCTTCCCTGGGCGAAACGGTGATTAAGACGCTGATCCAGATGGCAACACAGGCGTTAATCACCAAAGCGATTATGGCGTCATTTGGCGGCGGAGCGGGTGGGTTGTTCGGTAGTCTTTTTGGCGGTGCCAGCGGTGCGGCAAGTAGTGGTACCGCTATTCAAAGCGCGGGAGCTAATTTTTCATTCAACGCTCTCGGAGGCGTTTACGATTCTCCGTCACTTTCTGCCTACAGCAATGGTGTTTACAGCACTCCCCAATATTTTGCGTTTGCGAAAGGGGCGGGTGTATTCGGCGAGGCCGGGCCGGAAGCCATCATGCCGCTTACCCGTGGCGCTGATGGCTCGCTGGGGGTTCGTGCGGTTGGTCGAGAGTCTACGGCGGTACAGAACGCAGCAAATCAGATTCAGGCGCAGCCACGGATAGCTGTTAGCGTGGACGCACGAAGCACGTTCACCGGCAAACCGGATGACATAACGATGCAGGCTGTTGAGCGAAGAAATAACGCTCTTGAACAGCGGATAATTAACACCTTAACCGCAGAGGTAGATAATCCACAGAAGAAATTCGGCCGGGCTATTTACTCCAATCTACAGTCCAAAAAACCACGATAACCTGCCCGGAGGGAATATTCATGGCAGATATTTTCTACCCGGATGAATACCTGCCCATGCCGCTTATGGACGGGTACGGGTTTAAGCCCATATCACCTTTACTGCGAACGGAGATGACGTCCGGTCGCGCTCAACAACGAAGGCGATATACCTCAACACCCACCCAGGCATCAGTTAAATGGATTTTTAAAACTGATGCTCTGGCGCAGGTGTTTGAGGCGTTTTTCAGGGATGCGCTTAAAGATGGCCAGTCCTGGTTCTATCTGAAACTCCAGACTCCAGTCGGGGTAAAGCCTTATAAAGCCAGGTTCGTGGATATTTACGAAGGGCCGACGCTGGTCGCGCCAAAATACTGGCAGTACAGCGCAACGCTGGAATTATGGGAGCGCCCGTTACCGCCTTCAGGCTGGGGAAATTACCCGGAATGGCTGGCGGGCCAGTCGTTACTGGATATTGCGCTAAACAGAGAGTGGCCGAAGCATGACAATTCTTGAGCGACTATATGCCAGCAGCGGATCGGAGGTTATTCACGATACGCTGCAGATATCCGCAGGCGATGATAACTACTGGCTGACCAGTGGCTGGGATGATGTTTCAGTGACGCTGGAAAATGGTCAGCCGGTGACGTTTGATGCCAGCGCGATAGATATCGCCTTACCAGCCAGGAACGCCGACGGGACACAGGATTTAAAGTTTGCTATCAGCAATATTGACGGACGGGTTTCAGAGGTGATCGATAAAATTCTGGATGAAATGAAATCAGCCACGCTGACATTCCGGCGGTACATTTCATCTGATCTGTCTGCTCCGGCATCATCACCGTATACGCTCGATATCAAATCCGGCTCCTGGACCCCGACAGCAGTTCAGGTCACGGCAGGCTATATGAATGTCCTCAAAACAGCCTGGCCCCGTAAGCGTTACAACCTCGCCGAGCATCCGGGCTTACGTTACTAATCTGAGGCAAATATGTTTAACCCTGATAAATACCGTTCAGTCACCTGGCTGAAGGGCGGGCGCGTATATCCGCAGCTCGACTGCTTCGGCATTGTAAATGAGATACGTCGCGACCTGGGGCTACCTGAATGGCCGGATTTTGCAGGTGTGACCAAAGAAGGCGGGGGCCTCGACCGGGAAGCGAGAAAGCTGATGCTTACGCTGAAACGTTGTGAACCCTGTGAAGGTGCCGGAGTGGCTTGCTATTCGGGTTCAACGGTTTCCCATGTTGGGATCGTTGTGATGCTCGATAACCAGCTGCAGGTCGCGGAATGCAATCCAGGCTCGGGGGTTACGTTTCTGCCACTGTCGCGATTTATCCGTCGCTTTAACCGCGTGGAGTTCTGGCAATGACGATAAAGTTTTACCCGTCCCGGCTACCGGGTGAACCCCTTGAAACGCACGAGCATGGTGTGCTGACGCTGCATGAGTGGATGAGCAGAAATGTCCCGAGCTATTCACAGGATAAAACTCATCCTGTCGTGATCGAGCTGAACGGCCAGGCAGTCCCCCCGGCGGAATGGCCGTTATGTTTGTTGCGGCCAGACAGTGACGTGCGGATATATCCCATTCCTTATGGCACGGGGCTTGAAATTGCCGCGTGGGTTTCGGTGGCCGTATCCATTGCGTCTACGGCCTATGCATTATTCTTTGCCCCAAAACCAGAACTGGGCGGCTTTTCATCCAGTAACGCTTCATCGCTGGATCTGAATCCGGCTAAAGCCAACACAGCGAAGCTTGGCGATCCCGTTAGGGAAGCTTTTGGGCGAAACCGGATATACCCGGATTACCTGGTGCAGCCGGTAACGCGATTCGACCCCGCTGATCCAACCAGAATGACGGTAGAAATGTTTGTCTGCCTTGGATATGGGCGTTTCTCCTATACCGGAGGGGATTTTCGGGTAGGAGAAACTCCGGCGCTGACCTTAGGCGAGGGCTTTTCATATACCAGCTATGGGCCTGGCGATAATGTGGCCGGGGATCGTCGCAGTGAGATATGGTTCAACTCAACGGAAGTTGGGGGAACGTCGAGCGGCAGCGGCCTCGATATGGCTCAGACTGCCCCTGAAGCCAGTGATATCGTTGCTGATGCCATGACCGTCAGCGGTGCCTCTGTCTCGTTTTCTGGCCTCGATGTCGATGATGATAATGATGAAGACGAGGATGAGAACAAACTTCCTCCTGGCTGGATCGCCGGTGCAATTGTCACCCTGAAAGCGCCAGTGAATTATCAGGTATCCATCGAGGGCGGTTTTAACGTGCTGACAGGCGACGTCGTGTCAGAGATTGCGCCATTCAGCGGAATGCCTGTCACCCTAACGTTTAACGGTACTGACTATGACCTGCAGATCGCCACGTATACCCCTCACCAGGACGCCGTTCCGGGAACAGGGGGAGCGACTGCGGTATTACGCGCCAGTGCCTCGCCGTCAACGTATGACTTTACGACAACCAGCCAGATCTTTGCTCTGACCTGGCAGGGTATCACCTATACCATATCTCTGGTCGCCAACTACGGCACAATGTCTGGCTTGCTCGCAGCGATTAACGGCGGGTTGACTGGTTCGGGGCTCATTGCTCAGGATGATGGCGGCGTGATACGTATCGTGGAGATCTCCAGCCCCTGGCGTGGCGGTTCCATTACGTCATCATTCCTGCCTGCGTCAGTATTTGGCGACAGCCCGGTATTTACAGCTGGTACAGCATCCAGCGGCGGAAGCCCTGCGGTAACAGCCAGCGTGACGCTGGCATACGATTCTGGCACTGCCTTTTCCGGATTGCCGGAAGGCACTCAGCGGATTTCCCTGGCGCACCGTGGCAACGAATACCAGATAGCGTCTACTGATGGTCCCTCTGCGACCGTACAGCGTGTGGTTAACGGTGTCGTTGACAGCACCTGGTCAGGCTTTATGACCCGTACCGTCGTGGATTTTGCCGCGTCTGGTATTAACGATAATGAAACCTGGCTCGGCCCCTTTCTGGCCTGCCCGCAAAATGAAGTTGTGGATGCCTTCGAGGTCAACTTTGCTTTCCCAAACGGAATTTGCGGGTTCCAGAACAACGGGAATAAGCGGGTCCGCCATGTCGAGTATGAAATCCAGTATCGCGTTTATGGTTCCGGATCAGGGTGGACGAGTAAGCCAGGGGTTTACGCGCTTAAAAACATTAATGGCCTCGGTTTTACAGAGCGTTTTGATCTGTCCTCTCCTGGGCTGGTGGAGGTTCGATGCCGCCGCCGTAACGAGCAGGGGAGCAACAACGCGAGAGACAGCATGTTCTGGCAGGCGCTCAGAGGTCGTTTGCTTTCCCGTCCGACCTCCTACGCAGGGATATCAACAATAGGGATCACGGTTGAAACCGGCGGCCAGCTGGCGGCGCAGTCAGACAAGCGTGTGAGTGTTGTCGCCACACGAAATTATGATGGCGGTGGTGACAGGACAATCAGCGGTGCGTTCCTGCATCTTGCCCGCAGCCTAGGATATCGCGACGACCAGATCGACATTGCGGCGCTCAGTACGCTGGAGGCTACCTACTGGACGCCAAGGGGAGAATATTTTGATCACCAGGCAAGCAGTGACAGCACGTCAGCAAAGGATATTTTCGACAAAATTGCAGAGGCTGGCATGGGGTATTTTCTGCTGTCTGACGGGTTGCTTTCTGTCGGAAGAGAGGGCGTCAAAAGCTGGACAGGGATCATTACTCCTCAGGATACCGTGGAGGAAATGCAGACGTCATTCAGGGTCCCGTCGGAGGATGATTTTGATGGCGTGGATGTAAAATATATCAACCCTGTGACCTGGGCGGAGGAAACCGTACAGTGCCGGACGCCGGAAAATCCTTTTCCGCGCAAAACGGAGGCATACACCATTGATGTTGCCATGACTGCAGATCGCGCCTGGCGTATCGGGATGCGTCGGTTAATGAAATATCTCCACCAACGCCGGACATATACGGCTACGACTTCAATGCTGGGATGGTGTCATGACTTCGGTGATCACATCATTTTGTCCGACGACATTCCAACCGGGAAAACCCAAAGTTGCCTGATTGACGCGATGATTTACGACTTCCAGAAAATTACGCTGCACGTCACGGAGCCACTGGACTGGAGCTATGCGAATCCTCGCTGCTGGATACAGTTTCAGGACGGTCGACCATCATCGCGAATGCTCACGCCGCAACGGGTAGATGATTTCACGCTGACGGTGCCGTACAACGACGACCTGCATCCCGACGACTGGATTATGGACGACCCAGATATTGACCTGCCGAAGTTATTGTTCTGCGACAGTGAAAAGGGTGCGCGGCATGGGATAGTCCAGGAGGTTGCCCCATCGGGTGACAGCAACTGTCAGATTACTGCACCTGAATATAAAGAAATTTTCTACCAGTACGACGACGACACATACCCCGGCGACGTCGCTTAATACCAAAAAATCCCTTTCAACTTTTCTTTCGCTCAAACCCTCGTTTGGGCGAAGCCTCTTTTTGGAGCAAAAAACATGGCCTTTAACCCGGAGCTGGGGAGCACGTCTCCCGCTGCCGAGCGCCTGGATAAGCTGGTCAATGGGCCCGCCGCAGATGTTCCCGACCGTGGTGGTGATCCTCTTTATTCATGGCGCCAGATGATGGCGAAAAACGATGAGGTCAGGCAGAACCTGATCCCACTCAGTAAGCAATATATGACGCTGGCAGCGGCGCAGGCGGATATCGCGAATATCCCCGAGGGGAGCACCACGTATTACCGCAGCCCGGACGACAGCGCTCTCGCAATCGAGGTGATGAATGTTGGCGGGACGCTGCAGCCTACCGGGCGAAAAATGCCTTCTCAGCAGGCGGTAGACCAGATCAGGCAACAGATAAACTACGACGCTGTGCAGATCCTTAAAAGCGCCTATGACGAAGATGGCAATGTTTATCTTCTTCTCGATGAGTTTGGTGAGCTTTTTATTGCGAGCCTCGGCCCGGTTTCAGTTCAGGAAAAGTTCAGAAAGCTGGATGCGCTAATTCATAAAGACCGCGCTGCTAACCTGCATGAGTTCGCGGACAAAAATGCAAACGTACCCGCTTTTATTGATGAACTGGGTGATTTGTATATCGCTGGCCTGGGCCCCTTTTCTGTTGCACAAAAAATCAGAGCCATCGAATCTTCAATTGTTAATAACGATGAACATGACATAACGCACCAGTACGATTTCAACGGGCGTCTGATTTCCTTTCAGGATGCTTTTGGGGAGGTGTTTATCCCCGGTCTTGATAAATCAGTTCAGGAGTCGATAAAGGGGATCAGGGAGAACTACCAGCGCGACCGTGCGCCGCATATTCGCCGCCTGACGGATGCGCAGAACCGGGCGCTTGAATTTACTGATGAGGATGGAAGTTATTATCTGAAGGGGTTTGGTGGAAAATCGCTGGAGGAACATTTTAACTCGC